AGCAGTCCAAGACAATTCAAACACACGATCTCTCGCAAATCCCAGTCTGCTCCAAGAGGGAACTGCACGATATTCGCCGGATTTACCTAACGATTGTTGTAAGCCATTTCCAAAACTCACCCCGCGATCATTACTCCAGCAAAGGGTGATTTGGGGGTCTTCGGAAGGATCAAGGTCTGTGCCGACCTCGATGTCAGCCATAAAGTTTGTATAGCTTACGCGATCTCCGTCAGACACAAGATGTGGGAAGGAGCGAAGACGTAAGATCGGATTTCCGTTGTCTGTGTAATTGTTGAGATCAAAAGTATAGAGATTACCGTTTTGCCAATCGCCAACAATTGTGCGGTTATAGGCATGAGCTACGCAGTTCGCACGATGTCTTACAAGGTTTCCGTTTTCATCTAAATACCCACGCTCATGCCAGAGTTGGGTTGACAGATCATAACACCACGTCGCGTTTGCTGACGGGAAGGTTAAGAAGTAGAAAATATGTGAACCTTGCTGATAACAAAATCCGATAGCGTCAGAAATCTTATCATATTTTCCGATAGCATCTGCAATGGCGGGGGTAGAAACAATGTCAGCTTTGTAAGCTGTGCCTTGCATGATGAGAGCTTGGCCATTGTTGTCTTCCGAAAGCCAGAAGATATTCAACCCCCACTTCGCCAGCGAACGCAAAGCTGCGATCCCGTGCTGCAAAAACACACCGGGAATGGGCTGGAACGGAAACGGATATGATCCAACATTCGTCCAGACTTCCGTTGTGCGTCTTCCAAAACTCCACATTTCCTTATGCACAACGTCAATGATTTGGAGTCGGTCAGCGTCTCCAGACATCGTGGCAACGCCAAGGTCGGGGTAAGTTGTTTCGTTCGAGTTGCTCGATTGAATGTTGGCGTTTTGAGTTGACGAGACTAAAAACGTGTCAATGTAGCGAATTTGATTTCCGCCAACAAAATTGGTCGGATTAAAAACATTAAACTCAAGCGATGTAAGATTAACACTCCATCCCTGCGTCGAGCCATCTAAAATAATAAGCGAGAACTTATTATCATACATACTTACAAGACCAGATTGAGAAGTGATGCTGCCTAATTGTTGCAGCACAAAATTATCTGGCACGTAATAAACAATGTTCCCGATGACCGCAAAAAGCAGCCCGTTGGACGCTGTGTAAAGCTGACGCACCTCGGCCACAATTCCTTGCGCGAGAAGCGTCAGCCCCGGAGTGCAGTAGTGCGTGTAAGGAACTTCAGCATCCTTCGTGTTCTGTTCTGGATACAGATTGATGCACCTCTGCGCGTTCGCTATTACCGAGCGCGCTTCATAAGCACCTTGAACAAGTTGGATCTGAGCCACTTCACTACATCCCTTACGTAGCAGACATTACGTTAGCAATCCATACGTTGTTCGTCACAGCGATAAAAAGCACACGTTTAGCTGCAGCATAAGAAACACCTGTCGCACCAGCTGTGCCGTTGATCGTGTCAGAACCCTGCGCAAAAACCTGCACAGCGTCTGCGCTATCTGCATTCAGCAAGTAGACGATGGTGCCTGCAACTGCGCTTGGAAGCACAACGCTGTCAGCAGCCGTGCCCACAACCGTGACAACATTCACGCCGTTGACAAGAACTGGAGTAGAAGAAGAAAGGCCACCACCAGCAAGGGCTGTGATGCCGTAGTTTGTCTGCCACTGTGGAGTAGCCATAAGATTTTCAAGAGTATATCCGTCTTGAAGCGCGTAACCATTGGGAAGACGATCAGGTATAGCCATTTGAGTTACCTCGTTTGGTCGCTGTAAATGTTGTAGACACTCGGACGGACCAGATTATCCGGCATCACAAGGCTAGGTATTTGTGCATTCGCAGAACGGATCGTCTGGAGCGCATCTGCCGCCAGCCCTTCATATGTCGGATCTGGTGGAAGTCGGTATGCAGCGCGGGTGCGAACTACAAGATTGTAGTGGATAGCTGCAAGGTATTCGGGCGGAAATATGAAAGGGCTTGTTAGATTGTTGAATTCAGTCAACACATCTTTGAGCAAGATATGGACTTCGTAAAGGTTTGCTTGTGGGATCGGCCAAGGATAAATGCGCCCCAAAGGCCATGCGGAGTCATAGAATATGCATTGCGAGAATGACACTAATTGCTTGAGCGTAATTCTTGCATAATCCTCCATTGAGAAAAGGATCTGGAGCGGATAGTCCACCGCCTGTGTGCCGCTTCCGCCCGCCAGCATTCTGAAAAACGCGCTTTCGAGTTTGTCCGGGCGCGCTGCTACATTTATGTCACCGCCGGGGCCGACCGTATAGCTTTGGGCCCCAGTTGACACCACACTCTTGTCCACAAGGTGCCATACCAACCAGCGTTTCATCCGCCACTGAGCAATCATCATATTCAATCGCGTCAAGGCGTCATTAACATCTTCTGCCAGAAGCGACTGACCAACACCCAACACGCCAGCGTCTTTATAAGCAAGATTGATAATATCGAGCGCCGTAAATGTCGCCCCGCCGAAAGGTGTCGGATAAACAGGATCGACCGGCTGGACAGAGCAAGAGGCATTGCCGCCGGGGAGGGTAGCTGCAAGCGAGAAGCACGAAACCAACTGGGCCGAAGTCCAGCCAAATGTGGTCTGAGCCAAAAGCGCCAATTGATCTGTGATCGAAATACAAACCGCAGAATTAAACTGTATCCAAAGCGTGTCGTTTTTGTTTGCCGTTACAGCCTGCGACAGCAATTCCACATTGGCCTGTATGGCAATGGCCGCAAAGAACTGCTGCCTTGAAACCGCCGCCACAGTCGATGGCACAACCGTCGCGCCACAAGCTACATCTCCACCCGGAAGTGTCGCCGCGAGGGTGAAAAGCGAGTCAAGTTGGAGCTGCGTCCAGTTGAACGTGGTTCGCACCAACAGGGCAATATCATCTGTGGACGAAATGCACGTCGCGGAATTAAACTGGTTCCACGCGGTCGTATTTGGATTGGCCAAAACAGCCTGCGAAAATGTTTCCAAATTCGCCATATCCGCTATTGCGGAGAAGAATTGCTCGCGTGATACGGTTGCGGTCATGGGTTAAGACCTGTGTTGAGTGTCAGCAATGTGTCACTATCCCGTTTGTTATTACCATCGTTGATGTATTTACTGTGCCTGCCGAACAAGATACACCGACAGCTGCTCCAACATTTATTCCACTATTAAATATAGCGGTCCCATTTACGGTTAATGGAGAACTTATAAAAGAAGCAGTTGCCCCAAAGTAAGCAATGTTACTTCCGTTTCCATTATTATAATCTTGAATAACAACCGGAAAATTATTTTGCCCAGAACGTAAATTTATATTTCCATATTGCGAACCAAAAATAAGGGCTGTTCGATTAACCCCACCAGCATCAATACCATTAAACGCTATTTCTTGACTATCTACGCCGTTACCAACTGCTCTAGTTCCAAAATACGCTCCACGATAAACTTGTCCGTCTCTTGAAAATAAACAAGCGCCCCACTTTAATCCTGTCGTGGCGTTACACGTCCAAGCTACTGCTGACGAAGGTTGTATAGTGCCAGAAAGAAACGCGACTGATCCCGATACAATAGTCGAAGCATTTCTTGAGTCAAAATCAAACTCATTTTGCTCAGTAACATTTGTAATCCCTGCATCACCATTCCAAGTATTTATACCAAATAAATTTGCCCCATTTCCGCTGGCTCTAGCCACAAAAAACCCGGAAACGCAGCCACCTCTAGGTGAAATTCCAGTCCAATCTTTTGCACAATCTGAATATCCAGAAACTGCATTTGATTGAAGATTTGTAGCAGTTGTTGGCTCTATAACTGCCCCTACAAGAGCTTCAGTAGCATGATAACCGCCCCAAAATGATGAAAAGAATTGGCCTATATTTATATTTCCGACATTTGAAACAACATAATCATATTGCTGTGTGTTATCAAAAGCACCAGCATTTGTTACATTAATTATACTAGGAGTTAATGTCCAAGCACCCGCAGAACTTACAGTTCCTAAATTATACCAGTTCCCTTGAATATTCGCCCCAAAATTGTAAGGCGAGCCAGATGGTAAGGTAAATCCCCAAGTCATCTGGTTATAGGTTTGAGCGCAGGCACCATTTACCCACAACAATGCAACCAGCAAAGTTAAAAAGTTTTTGATACCTGCGATCATGTTAAGCGTCCTTTTTCAAAGAAGACACAGGAGTATTTGATGAAGGTTTAGGCTTTGCAGACTCAACAAGTTCCTTCTGTGCCTTCAACTCTGCAAGCTGAGTTTTCGCAAGTTCTAATTCTACAGCCTTGCGTTCCAACTCAGCCTGTAATTCATCTTCACGGGTCTTAAAGGCCCCCGGACCGCCTTTGGTGATGAAGTCGATTTCTTCTTTCGCATCTCCGACCAAGATCGGATCAGTTTTACCCTCATCTTTATATCCGACAACCTTCGGATATTCTTGAAATTTATATTCTGGAAATTCCATACTCTCATACACACCGAGATAAGGTTTAACTTTAGCCATTTACTTGCTCCTTACGAGTGAAGGGAGAGGGCACTTTGCCCTCTCCTTTTAGTGATTAGATGATGTCTGCGACAACAACCGCCCACTCAGGACGAACCCAGACATAACCATACAACACATCAAGACGTGTGATGAACTGGTCCGACTTAATGTCAAAACCTGTCACCATACGCATCGAAACGCCGTCCATACGCTCTCTTGCCGTTTCCTGCATGTTCTTTGGCAATTCCAAATCCGCCGTCGCCATCGTGACTGCATCTGGAATGAATGCAAGGTTCTTGCGATAAACGCTGCTTGCCAACGTCAGGGTCACAATCGCTGCACCGTTAGCAGGAGAAGCCGTAACCGTCTGATACTGAACCGTTGAACCGCCAGATGGTGGAACAATCGCAGGATAGATGGAGATGCTTGTCGCGCCCGCAGCAGCTGCTGCCGTTACAACGAACTGCTGCAACGAACCAACTGATACTTTGGTGATGCGGTTGACGGCGCTCACGCCAGCAAACGTGATGATGTCGCCTTGTGCAAGCGGGCCACCAAGAGCGTTTGTGGTGATGGTCGTGCCGGTCTGGTTTGCACCAGAAACCGTCATCGTGCCCGTGTATGCGCCGGTCGTGTGTTTGATAACCGTCTGGTCTTCGAACCAGTCGAAGCCAATCGCGTTATAAACTTCACCCTTGCGATACTGCTCAGAGATTTCCGTGGCTGGGTTCAACAGGCCAGAAAGGTTCTGGACCGTGCGAGCCATCGTGACAGGATCGAGGATGAACTTGCGGGAGTCCGTAGGCGCAGAGCGTAAGCTCAAGAGTGCTTTTGCATTCAAGAACGTCTCAAGCGTCGGACGGAGCAAGTTACCAGCAGCGTCAAAGTTACCAACAAGGTTGGAAACGCCGCCTTCAACACCTGACATCACGTCTGCAGCGACAGCGCCGACGAGGTTGTTTACAGCTGGCGCAAGGATGCGTTTGGAATAGTCGTCCAAAGACATCGTGCGTTCAACGCTGTTAAACGAAACGTCAACGCCTTTTTGGGTGGCGAGGGTCAGCGTGGTGCTGGTTTCCGCCGTATCTTGGATCTGCGCTAC